CCCCAATTAATTATACCTGCTCTTTATCGGGTTTAGCAAAATTGTTGAAAATACTTTTTCTCATACATCATTAAAGACAGTTTATTTTTATAAAAATGCCAGGGCCTGAAAGCCCTAATATATCTTAGTTTTATGATGGGTCAAAGAGTCCCGAACCCTTTTAAAAGGTACTATCAATAGTTTTTCGCAAAAATGATTTGCCGCTTGGTAAGCAGCACTTAGCCCCGGCTTCATTCTCATCCAGCTTCCTTATCCTTACTTGCCGTCGCCTGGCCATCCACATATGCCTCGGCCAACATATAGGTCACTACGGAACCAAAGGCCCCAATGACGGCCATGACCTGAGCAGCAGTATTTTCATCCACTTTCGTCAAGACCAGAACAGATGTGGCCAAGCCGGCGGCCAAAGCCCAGAATTTACGGCTTGAAAGTTTACGCCCCCAGTTGATTTTCATGCTATTTACCTCCCCTAATTACTTTTAGCAACGATATCGCTACCGCCAGTACGAACCATTTGGTAGCCGTATCGTCCGGATTATGATCTCCGGATATAAGCCCTTCCTCTTTCGCTTGTTGCAAAAGATTTAATTTCCATTGATCTGTCACTGGTTTTACCTCCTTTTTGATTCCAAAGTAATCTAAAACTCCATCTGCTATTGCCTTAGCAGCTTCAGCCTGGAAAGCTGGGGTACTCAGCAGTTCCTCTTCTGCTGCATTAGATATAAAAGCGGTTTCTATAAGAACTGCCGGCATTGCGGTGTTGCGCAGAACATAAAAGTTTGCTTCTTTATCGCTGTCGCCATCGGTTAAATCCTTTCGGATAGTCATCAGAGGGAACTGTTCTGTCCAAGCATTTACAATATTCTCAGCCAGTCGATCAGCTAATCCTTGCCCCGAAGTGGTGAATATCTCCATTCCATGGGCAGAAGCATTTTTAGAAGAATTGCAGTGAACGGAAATAAATATATCTGCTCCCGAACGATTTGCTATTTGAGTCCTTGCTGCCAGATCCTGATTTATATTGGCCGGCCAGGATACGGCGTCGCTGGTTCTGGTATAAGCAACTTCTACCACCGCAGACTGCAATAGCTTCCCGATTTTCAACGCTATCGCAAGCGTCACATCTTTTTCCCGGAGTCCGGTAGGTCCTACCGCCCCAGGGTCGTAGCCCCCATGACCTGGATCTATACATACTTTCATTTTTCATTCCTCCTGTTCCCACCAGTTCACCTCAGATTCTGTACATACCATATGAAAAAGCCCCCATACCAGTACACCAAGCAATTAAGAGGGCTTTTATCCAAGCTATTAAACTATCCATCTTTTTGCATAACTCCTGCACTATTACAGTTTGTGCAGCGAATCCGGCTTCAAGTTCTCGTATCCGGCCGGCATGGTCGTTCAGCCGATGTTCGACTCTTTCCTGCTCATTCATATCCCCTCCCCTTACCGTCCGTAAAAATAAGCCGCCCTCTTCGGGCGGCTGTCCGGATTCGTCCAATCCCAGGGCTCTTAAGTCCATCCTAACGGCTTCCCGGTATTGGCGAGTATCCGGTCTATCGTCCGTCTGCCTGCATAAACGCAATATAAAGGTTTATCATGTCAATTTCTCCAATCCTTTTAATTATCCATCTCAACATCTAACATCATCTGCACTTCTGCCCGGTACCGCTCCGGGACCTGATCTATTGTCCTGCGTCCCTGTTTTACCAGGGTAAAGTATAGCTGTATCATTCCGCAATTCCCCCTTCTGCTATTGCCCGGAGGCTCAAAACTTTTTCAAACGTAGTCGCCAAGGCGTCCATGAGGATTAAATTCTGTTCCTCCAGCCGGGCTAACCTATTTTCGGCGGTTTCAGCCGGCTCAACCAGGATTGGAGCCGGTTGGACTGACTTTTCAAGCTCAATCCATTCCTCTTCCGTGATTTCCTTCCATGATGGCCGTACCCTAAAACCCTCCTGGAGCTTTACATAAGCCTCCGTCTCAGAAGTGGCTATAGCACTATGAAGATACAGATAATCTATATCTAATTCACCGTTTATAATCGGCACTTTGAAATATCGCATTATATCGCCTCCTCTATTCCAGCACGTACGCCCAGTGCACATTAAACCAGTTCCAACTACCTTGGAGCAAAGCACACTCAATTTTAAGACTAGACTTAAACGGGATGTTAACTGCACTATCGGCAGCATCTGTTACATATTTTCCAAAGAGATTAACCGGATAGAGATAAAAAGAATCGTCGTAATAAGGGTTGCTTCCCGTTGCGAGAACCGTCCCGTCTATTGTTATTTTTATGCTCCCGCTCGAGTGGGTAGCCATATATGCCCATACAGATAACAACTCTCCGCGGCCTGCGATATTTAAAACGGTAACGAGTCCCGTAGACCTTATGTCTCCAAAGCTTCCTACAACCAGATTGCCCCTAGGTTTTTGTCTAGCATTAATTGCATTGTATAGATATGTGCGGACTTCCCCTATCTTGGCATGCAGGCTCCCGCTGGCACTGGCCGCATCCGTCCGTAAACCCAAATGGTACTGCAGCCAGCCGATTATAGCCGCTATAAGACCCATTACATTGCACCTCCTGTCAATACTCCGCCGATATACGACAAGGTTAATATGTTCCTGATACCCCCGGCAGAGCCATCCGCAGGGGATATATAAAAGTACTGCTTCACCGGCACGTCTCCGGAATAGGTTATGGTCACATAGCCGTTAGTTCCGTAGATCTCATGCACCGCCTTGCCGCTCGTTCCGGAGTACACCCGAAAATGCAGGGCGTAGGCTGCCGACCAGGCGCCGGTATCTCCTGCTCTCCGATAAGCCGGATAATTGCCATCCTGACTGGACTCTCCCATCCAATCCAAGCGGTTGGTTGCATCCCCGGCCCTAAGCACCACCAGCCAGTAAATTCCTCCCGAAGTCAGCCCGGATAGGCCGATAGGTACGGACCAGTAGGCTTTTGGATCGGGAAGAAATTCCTTCGGCACGACCACCTGCTTGAGCAGGGTACCGTCCACCCCATTGGCCGGGTCCATACCGCTCCTGATCTGCACTATGAGATCGGATCCGGAACCGTCCCGGTCAATCTCCAGCTCCACACGGCCTATTTCAGTGCTTCCGGTCAACGTGAACCGGGTACAGTAAGAATAATCGGCGATACTATTCTCTGCCACCCCTGATCCTATTTTTGAGGCACTCTGAAGTCCCTCATAGATAAGCTGAAATGGTTGCAGGGAAATCAAACTATTCATCGTTGCTTCATCTAATACGGTTGTACCTGCTTTAAATGCATATAAACTCAAAATATCACCCCCTAACCCGCTGTAAATGTTACTCTGACTTCAACAGATAACACTTGGTTCGCTACCTTTGATACGCCGCCCGGAGGCGTAATGCGGTTAAATAATGTTCCGCTATTCGGCATGTCGGTACCGGATAAAAATAGGCCAAACTCTTTCCAATCACCATTCGCCTCTGCAGGCAAAAGGAACGTCCGAAGCCGTACTATATTGTTCTGCTGCGCGTTGGATGCTATAATTTTCCGCAGCCCTTCGGTCTTTAACTTTGTGTCGGTTAAAGCTGGTGCGCCCGTGCCTGTTCCTAGTGCCAGGTGGATCGGCACATCGGCATTATTCCCAGCTAAAATTCCAGCCAAGAAGTTCAGCCCCGCCTGAGTAATAAGGTTGTCACCTTGATAAACGAGTTGCCGGTCAAGGAAGAACAACCACTCCCCTTTTACCTGCATTTTTTCAATATTTGTCTGCATAAAATCACCCCACAAACACAAAGCCACATACGGCGTCTGTTTCCGCAAGCGGTCTTTTCCAATTATAGATTTGGGTTTGCCCGCCTGTCCTGAGGCGGACATATCCCGGGTAAGGGATTTGAATTGCCTCAATGTCTGATATTGTCTTCCAATCCGTCCAGCTTAGACTATCCATGCTGGTTTGATATTCCGGGTTAGACCAGAATCCGGGGTAAGATAAAGAAAGCAGGGAACCAATGGTAGTAAATTCGTATTGGCTTCCATCCATCTTAAATTCCCGGCTCCCCTCCACTTCCCATGGCGGCGTCCTCAGATTGGCTTCCAGTTCATCCCTTGCTAACGCTTCATCAGTACCATACGCAAATTTATGCAGTATAGTCGTCTCACTCATTTTCTTATTCTGCTGCGAGCTGACTAAGGCTTTCAAAAAATCCGCTATCCCCAACAGTCGCCCGCCGTACTCCACCTTATACGACAACATATCCGAGGTCACCGGAGAAATAGTTACCTTTTGCACCAGATAAGTTCCATATAGGTTTTTATCAGGAATACGGATGTCAACCAATTGTCCCGGCTGCCAGCCCGAAACCTCTGTCTCAAAACTGCCTTTTACCCGGGGATTGGCATGTTGGCGCAGATCCGCCATTCCTGCAGCCTCTGCCGCTTCTATCGTAGTCAGTGAATCATCTACGATGGAGTGCTCATATACTCCATCTCCTCCCTGTACCAGCGCTATAGCAGCCTGTGATTCCAGGTCTTCCACCATCGTTATCACATCAATGTCCTGCTTAGCGATCAGGCTCATGGTTGTACCTTCAACAGGAGTCGTCGTCTGTTCGGAACAGCGAAGGTATTTTTCTTTGGAATTCAAAAAGTAGTCATAGTCAGTTTCTTCATGGACATTTTCAACGCCTACCGTCTTGGTGACTTCTCCTACGGTCAGGCTCATTTCATGTGGATTCCAGGGTAGAGTCCATATTCTGGCTACGCCATCCGCTTTCCATTGCACCGTCTGCGGATCAGACAGCATCGTACTGCCAAGGACATATACCCTGTTACGAAGTGTAGCGGTATCAATATTGTGTTTTATTTTTCTAACTTTCGATCCATTATCAACGACTATCGGAGCTTGTTCCGCTAATTTAGCCGGGTTGAAAAAATGCAGATCCTTATTGTAATCCACAAACCAATCCCAGCCTACGTATTCACACAACTCTTTAAAACAATCCGACGGCCGCTTATAGTTAAAGGATATTCTTTCTACGTGCGGTGCTCCAGGTTCCACATGGCTGGTAGAAAAGCCCCATGCATACTTGGCGGCAATATCTCCAAAAATACTATCTGCACTCTGGTTCTGGTACGTTTCCACCACCAGCCGTTTATCAATCAAATAGGAGTAATCCCTGGCTGAACATTTATAAAAAGTAATCTTACCGGTTTTATAATCTTCTTTCACCGTATCAATAATGCCCGCAAAAAGCTTATCCGTACCATAAGTGATAACAAGTTCTTCGCCCGCTGCCGGCTTCTCCCCGGAGATGATCAACAATGAACAAGCGTCTTCTTCATGAGTCAATACCTGTTCGATGGACCAGTCAACGCTGACATCTCCCGTACGATCAAAGCCTGCTATGGTGAAATTAATGTCCATCATAACTCTCTAACCCCCACTCTGAGCAGTTTCCTCTGTATGAGATTCACTACTTCTTCAGGATCCGGGCCACTGATATTGAATGTAACACTTCCTCCATACCCCGTGAAAATGTCATTCAGAGGTATAACGGCTTCAGGACCGGTTTCACCAATCAAGGCCAGAGTAGCCCGGGTAACGATACCTCCTTCTGCCAGTTGCGGAACATGCGGCAGGTTAATGCCAAACTTCTGTCCCGCAAAAGGTCCCGGTATCCAATCCGGTATTTCCACCTGTATGCTGTTAAAGGCATCAATAAGCCTGTTTATCATGCCGATGATTCCATTTACATAGCCTTTAACTCCGCTTACAACCGCCGCCCATATATTCAGGAAAGAATCCTTGAATTCAGTCCATTTAGTGGTTGCCCAGGTGATAATTCTATTCCAGGTAATGGTTAAAAAGGTTTCCAGTTCAGTTAACTTGGTTGTTGTATCCTTTTTGAGATTGTCCCAAGCAATTAGGGCTGCGTCTTTGATACCATTCCAAGCAGCACTGGCCGCCTCGCTAATTAAGATCCACAGGCCTCCCAGGAAATCAACCAGCGATTGGACAATACCAGAAACTCCATCATGAAGAGCTTGGACAATACCCAAAACACTCTCTTTGGCGCCTTCCCAGTTTCCAGTCATTACATTAAGCAACAGAGAAAGAATGCCCATGATTACTTGGATAGCAGTAGAAATTATCGTTTTGATACCTTCCCAGATCGGGGTTATTATTCCTATAATCATAGGGCCCCATTGCTGCCAAAATGCAGTAATGTTAGTGATTGCCAATTGAATAGAAGCTTGGATGCTGGCCCAAGCAGTTAATACGCCTTCTCGGAAAACCTCATTATTATTCCACAGCTCATAAATAGCTAAAGCTAAAACAGCCACAGCTGCGATAATAAGCCCCACCGGCCCACTGAGAATCGTGAAAGCCGTTCCCAAACCGGAAACCCCTTCAGAAACCAGGGCCAGTGTTTCCCCCATGCCAATCAAGGTACTGCCCATACCAGCTAATCCTTCAATATTGAATTGTTCACCGATTGGCTCCAGCACGCCTAAAAGTCCGCCAATCCCGGCAAGAGCTATTCCGGTCTCGTTTAATGAAGAGCTTAAAGAAGCAAATTTTCCCTGTACTGTATCAATAGCCGCCCCTTTGTCTTCCAAGCCTCCATCTGAAGAACCAGAAGGCAAAGTGAGAGCTTTGGTCATTTTCTCCCCTAGTTGAGTATAAGTTGTACAGGCCTCCTCCATCGCAGATACGGACTTTTCGATTTCTCCCTGGAAACCAATCGCCATATTTTTGGCAATCTTAATGAAATCCCGTTGTACATTCTGCAATGTAGCCATTGCTTTATTGAGGCCATTCTGAAATTTACGTGAGTCAATTTCCAATACTATCGTAAGCTGATCCGCGCTCATCCTGTCACCACCTTTCGTCACTTCCTCCTAGGGCGGCATTTATTGCTGCCACCGTTTCAAGCTGCTCCTCCAGCGTTTGCACACCTTTATCTTTCTTAGCAGGAAGAAAATCAAGCGGGCTATATGGCTTAATCCGTTTTCTAGGATCACGATTGGCATTCGCTATAGTGCTGCAGACCATTGCGGCACCGTACAAAGAACGCTCCTCCTGCAAGTGATTCCTTTCCAAAAGCGCTAAAAACTGCGCCGGGGTAAGAGCCCAAAATTCTGGTTCGCTCAATCGTAAATCATACCGCCCCACAGCCCATAAATCTAACCAAGTGGGCGGTTGGTTGCTAAAGGGCTTTCATCATTATTTCCCCCGCTGTCCGGCATACTCAGTTGAAACACCTGCTGTATAGCATTTACGACCTCTTGAAAATTGCCAGGATGAATGAGCTCCGCAACCTGCTCTGGAGTCAAAGCAGGCTCTTCGTGCAATAGTCCAGCCCAGAGCAGGGTAACGATATCCGAAGCCTTCATATCCTGCCAAACACTAGCCGCCAGCACATTTTTGCCGCTTATCTTTTCAAAAGCCATAAAAGCTTTGAAGTCCAGTTTAAATGTTCGTTCCTTGTCCAAAGGTATTATTACTGTAGGAGCAGCTTTATTCATAAAAAAACCTCCTTAGACCGAAGCAAGTACTGGCTTACCGGTAACTTTTAACGTAGCTGTAAAAGACAGGACTCCATCAA